GAGCAATGTCAGGCGCTCCGGTCAAAGTGTATGCCTATCAGGACCATGACAGTCATATCTCTGCACATATGTCTCTGATGCAAGACCCAAGCATGCAGCAAAATCCTATGGGTAAGCAGATTGGTGCAGCCCTGTCCGCTCATATTTCTGAACATATGGCTCACAAGTATCGCAACGAAGCGCAGGAACTCATCGCAGATGAATTGCCGCCACTTGGTATACCTGAGGACAAGGGTCTGACCGAGGAAGAGGAGATGCGGATTGCTGCGCAAGCGGCACAAGCTGCTGCCCAGATTACTGGTAAGGCGCAGCAACAGGCGGTTATGGAGAGACAAATGGCAGCGGCGCAAGACCCAGTTATTCAACAGCAGCAAGCTGAGATACAGGTGAAGCAAGCAAAGGTTCAACAGGATGCGGCAGAGGCGCAGCTTGATGCGCAGGTCGACCTGCAAAAGGCGCAGATGCGTTAGCAACTTGAAAGAGAAAGACTCCAGCAGCAACGCGAAATCGCAGAGATGAAAGTCAGGGCCGACCTACTGAAGAGGTAATTTTCCAAGGCACTGACCAGTAACATCATGTTATATATAAGCTAGCGGAGTTTTCCATGAACCCAGATGTTCATGCTTTTACGGACGAAGTTCGTAAAACCCTACGGAACTATATGAACGAGTTGACAGACAACGTCGCTCTAGGTTCCGCAAAAACATTCGAAGAATACCAGCGAACAGTCGGCCAGATAGAAGGTCTGGCGATTGCGGAGCGTGAACTCCTAAATCTTCTGAATGTTTCCGAAAAATCAGACTGACGGCGTGGCTTGACCGCCTAAACCAAGCTAACAGGAGATGAGATGTCATCCGTTTACTCAACGGGTGAGGTTGTCGTGCCTGACAATCCACCTGCACCAAGAGGGTATCACTTACTAATGGTGATGCCAAAAGTCGAAGAAACCACAAAAGGCGGCATATATTTACCCGGAGAAGTAAAGAATCGGGAGGACGTTGCTTCAATTGTTGGACAAGTAGTCAAGATTGGCGACACAGCATATCCGAATACTGACGCCAGATTTTCCTCTGGGCCGTGGTGCCATGAGGGGGACTGGGTGATGGTTTCTAAATATGCCGGTCATCGCTTCGAATATGACGGCGTGGAGATGCGTATCCTTAACGATGACGCAATTCTCGCAGTTGTTTCTGACCCAACAAAAGTGTCGAGGGCAACGGCATGAGTGATAATGATATTAAAGATAATGAAGAACTTGAAGTTGAAATTGAGCAGCCTGAAGAGGCGGTTGAAAAGCCTGACGCAGAAGTTGATGAAACGTCTGCCGTGGCAGAGCCTGTAGAAGAGCAGCCCAAGAAATCCAACAAGTTCCAAAAACGAATTGACGACCTAGTACATCGGCAGCGTGAGGCAGAGCGCCAGCGCGACGAGTATTATAAAGTCGCTCAAACAATAATGGATGAGAACAACTCGTTGCGGCAAGCGGCGCAGAAGTTCTCAAGCACATCCGTCAATGAGATGGAAGCCCGTATTGAGGCAGACATTGAAAAGGCTAAGTCTGACTATCGAAAGGCTTACGACGACGGAGACGCTGATAAAATTATTGAGGCTCAAGACCGTATGATGAAGGCAGCATCGCAGAACGCGAAGCTGGAAAACATGCGGTCACAGGCGGCACCTGAGAACTATCAGCCTCAGGAGCCTATCGCACCACCGCCAGATAATAAGGCTGTCGAGTGGGCCAGTCGAAATCCGTGGTTCCAAAAGGACATGGTCATGACGAACGCTGCATACGCCGTCCACGATGACGTTGTACGCAGTGGGGTTCAGGCAAGTACCGATGAGTACTACAGCCTTATCGACAAGAGAATGCGAGAAGAGTTCCCTCATAAATTTCAGGATGAGGCGCAGGACACGCCAAGTCCAGCCCGAAAGGGTAACGCAACCACAGTGGTTACGCCGGGTGGCAACGAAAGTGGCCGTTCGAAAAAAGTCCGACTCACACCTTCACAGGTGGCCGTAGCAAAACGCTTGGGTGTTTCTCTTGAGGCATACGCAAAGCAGTTTGTTGCGCTCGAAAATTAGGAGGCATTCATATGTCTGAATCAGCAAAAGCTACTCGTACTCCTCGTTCTGTAGAGAAGCGTGAACAGGAGTTACGCCCCCAAACTTGGTCTCCACCCAACATGCTACCCGACCCATATCCGAAGGAAGGATTTACCTTCAAGTGGGTTCGCATTTCAACGCAAGGGCAGGATGACCCGATGAACTACTCAAAGAAACTTCGTGAAGGATGGGAAGCCGTCCCAATCGAAGAGGCACCTGAGATGGAACATCTTGTCCTAGACCCTCACCCTCGCTTTGAAGGCAAGGTTGAGGTCGGAGGTCTGCTTCTCTGCCGGATGCCCGACGACTTAGCAAGTCAACGCAACGAATATTATCAGCAACAGTCTGAAGAGGCGATGCGCTCCGTTGATAACACGCTAATGCGGGAATCCAACCCACGAATGCCCATCAGTTCCCCACAGCGGAACTCAAGGGTTTCTTTTGGTAGAGGCTCCTAATTGGCTAATTAGGGGTCAAACTTAGGAGGACTTAATGTCTGCTACATCAGCCCCTCGCGGTCTGAAGCCGATTGGTCTTCTTGGGGGTATGCCGTTTGCTGGCTCGACTAGACAATTTCTAATCAAATCGGGTTATAGCACGGCTATCTTCAATGGAGATGTAGTCGGTCTCGCTGATACCGCAAACTCCACAGACGATGGTTTTCTCGTCCGTGAAGCAGCTGCAAGTGAAGTCAATCCAATCGGTGTGTTCCTCGGTGTTTCATACACTGACCCGGCAACAGGCCAGTTGACTTTTAAGCAATACTATCCCGGCGGCATCGCAGCTTCTGATATTAAAGCTGTTGTTTCTGTCAATCCATTCACTCTGTACGAAGTCCAAGCTGACGACGCAATTGCACAAACGCAATTGGGCATGACTGCTGACCTTGTTCAAACCACCGCTGGAAACACCATCACTGGTAATTCCGGTCTCCAGCTTGACGCATCTACTGCGTCTGTTGGTGGCGAGTTGTTCAAGATTGTCGACTTTGTGGAACGTGTTGGTTCAACAATCGGTGACGCCAAAACTGACGTTGTCGTGATGATGAACCAGACTGAACACGCGTTCCTCGCAGACGTGATTACATAAGGGAGTTGTAAAATGGCTATCGCACGCGCGCAGCTTATGAAAGAACTCCTGCCGGGTCTGAACGCATTGTTCGGTATGGAGTATGCACGTTACCCAGAAGAGTGGCGTGCTTGTTACGAGGTCGAGAACTCAGAGCGTAGCTTTGAAGAAGAGACCAAATTGAGTGGCTTTGGAGCCGCTCCCGTCAAGGATGAAGGCGGAGCCATCACCTATGACGACGCACAAGAGGCATATACCGCACGGTATACGCACGAAACTATAGCCCTTGGCTTCTCAATAACTGAGGAAGCGACCGAAGATAATTTATATGACTCTCTTTCGGCTCGCTATACCAAGGCGCTTGCTCGCGGTTTCCAGCATACTAAGGAAGTCAAGGGCGCAGCACTCTTCAATGAGGGCTTTACCGGTCAAACCGGTGGCGACGGTGTGTCGCTGTTCAACACCTCTCACCCTCTGGTGAACGGTGGAACGAACGGTAACCGCCCGTCTGTTGCTGTTGACCTTAACGAAACCTCCCTTGAGGCTGGCATCATCGCCATCGGCAAGTGGACTGACGAGCGTGGTCTCAAGATTGCCGCCTGTCCGACCCGACTGGTTATTCCTAGTGACCTCCAGTTCGTAGCCGAGCGCCTGATGAAGTCAGAACTCTCCACCATAGCTGGCGGGACTGGTGATGGTACGTTCGCAAAGAACGATATCAACGCAATCAATTCCATGTCAGCCGTACCGGGCGGTGTGATGGTCAATCACTACCTGACGGATGTGGATGCATGGTTCCTCGGCACGGATATCCCGAACGGCTTCAAGCATTTCGTGCGGGTTCCAATGGCGACCTCCATGGAAGGTGACTTCGAAACTGGCAACGTCCGTTACAAGGGCCGTGAGCGTTACAGCTTCGGCTACTCGGACCCGCTGGCCTATTACGGCTCACCGGGTGCCTAACTCTAGTGGGGCGGGGCAACCCGCCCCCTTTTTCTTGTAGGAGGACTTTATGTCAGACATTACTGCAACCACGGTGACTGCCGACGGAGTCTT